GCTAGAAAATTATTTGTAAAGCAAATTCATACAGTGGATAGTTCTCTAAACTTAATCCAAGAGAAAATTAATAGCAATATTGCAAAGCATGAGCAATGGATTAAGGACTGCGAAGAGATTTTCAAAGAAAATTATTCATTATATTATACTCTAATCAATATTATTAATACATATAAGGATTGGATAGAGAAGTGTAACAATACCTTACAATCTCTACCACCTATCGATCCTGACACTATTGATGCTCCTATGAGAGCACAAAGAATCTTAGATGCTAAAGCGTTTGTTAGACGTTTAGAGCAATCTATGGATTATGTAACAAGAATGAAGGTAGTAATTGAGACGAATATCCCAACCATTCGAAATCAACAAGAATCTTCAGCAAAAACCATCCAGACATCAAAAGATATCCTGATGTCTTTCCCTATAATTCAGAACCAGTTGACTACTTATTTACACTCATTAGATATTAAAAGTACTAATGCCGCAAATAATCAGGGTAAGAAGTTAATCAATTCTACTATTCTTATCGCATCCAATAGTGCTAAAGAAGCTACATTAGAAGCAAATAAAAACGCTAATGAAGCTATTATTGAAACAAATACAATTACCACTATTATGCAGAATGGTTTAGATCTTCTTAAAGATATTAAGAAGATTGAAAGTGAGTCAGATGCTCTTAGAAAGAGAGATATGGCTGTAATAACCGATGCTCGTAAAATTTATTTAGAAACTGTAACTAAACAATAAAAGGAATGTATTACTATGTCTACCGCATTTACTCTTGATCTGACTAAAAGCTTTGAACTGGCTCTGGAGAAAGTTTCTATTGATTTAGATAACATTCCTGAAATGGCAGTTAAAGTGGCGCTTGACCGTTCCGGCTCTATGAGTACCTTGTATCCTCGTTGGGTACAGAATGCTCTGGATAAGTTTATCATTGCTGCTATGAAATTTGATGACGATGGCGCACTTCAGGTAGGTTTCTTCAATAATGAAATGGAAATCACCCGTGAAGCTACTGAAGAAGATGTAGGTTCCTACATTAATAGTGTAAACGTTCGTCCTTATGGCGGTACCTCTTTCTTCCCAATTCTGAAAGAATTTGTGGGAAATACTGAGAGTTCTGGGTCGGGAGAGAAACAGGGATTCTTCTCTAAATTGCTCGGAAAAAGTAAGAAATCCGCACCAGAAAAGAATGATTCTCCACGTTATATTACTATCATTACCGATGGTGATAATAACGATGTGGCTACTACTAAGAATTTCATTGCTAATGAACTTAGTAAGTACCCTAAAACCTTCATTCAATTTATCTCTATTGGAAATGGAGTCAATAAAAATCTTCTGCAATCATACGATGACCTTTCTAATCAAGTGAATTGGATGCATGTAGAGAATCCCTCTACTATTACCAATGAAGAATTCTTCGAATTGATTGCTAACGACGAATTTGCTGAATTCGTTAAAACTCTTTAATTTTAGTGTGTTCCAAGGAACCGTAATGAATACTTTTGTTAAATATTTTGGATGGGCTGTAGGAATTAGTATTGGCGTATTGGTAGCATTATACCTTTACACTGGTAGCGCATTTTATTTACAGCAATGTATTATCCTAGCAATTATTGAAATTTCAGTTAGCTTTGATAATGCTGTAGTTAACGCCTCCAAACTTCATAAAATGAATGCTTTCTGGAGGAAAATGTTCCTTACAGTAGGTATTCTGGTTGCTGTAGGGTTTATGCGATTATACATACCTCTTGAGATTGTAAGCCAGTTCGGTAACATTTCTCTGAAAGATGCATATAATTTAGCATTGTATGACCACTCTCAATTTAGTGCAATTCTTATTACTTCTCATGATATGATTGCAGGTTTCGGTGGAGCATTCTTATTTATGGTTGCATTACATTTCTTCTTTAATGAAGAGAAGGAAGTGATGTGGATTAAGTTCATTGAAAAACCCTTCAATGCTATTGGTAGCAAACTTGCAGTTAATAGCATTTTACCTTATATTGTATACTCGGTAATTACGGTACTAGTAACATTCACCGTATACGAATATACACAAAAGATTAACTTTTTTAAAGCTAGCCTAGTAGGTATTATAACATTCTTAGCTGTTGAGTTTATCAAACATAAGCTTGAAGCATTAGATGAAAAGCTTAGTAAATCCAAATTTAAATGGATTGCAGGTGGTTTGGGAACGTTTATTTATCTTGAAATTCTAGATGCTAGTTTCTCTTTAGATGGTGTAATTACAGCATTTGCTATATCTAAAGATGTATTCCCAATTACTTTAGGACTTGGAATTGGCGCTCTATTTATTCGATGCTTGACTATCTTTATGGATGATAAAGGTATGATGGTTGAATATAAATATCTTGAACATGGAGCATTTTGGGCTATCACCCTTCTTGCAGTTAGTATGTTCATCGGAATTTCAGTTCATATCCCTGAATGGCTTATGGCTTTACTTAGTATTGGATTTATTGGTAGTGCCTTTGTAGCTTCTCTTATTGTAAAGAAACGTGAAGCTGTAACGGTTTAAAAGTAAATTAGCTGATATATTATTAATTTGAGTACAACTAAATAATAACGGAGTAATATAATGTCTTCATTCGAATTAGATCTGACCAAAAATGCTAGCTTTAACCTTGATCTCTCTAAAATTCCTGAGCTGAATAATGTTGCAGTACAAGCTTGTTGGCAGTCTAATGTAGATCTTGATCTTGACCTGTTTGTATTCGGTCTGGTCAATAATCAGATTCCTGGCCCTGATGCGGTAGTATTCCATAAGAATAAAACTATTGCAGGTGTAACGCTGCTGAAAGATGTTCGCTCATCTACAGGTAATGATATTGAAGAAACTGATTTCGTTCTTGATCAGGTTAAGCTTGATCATTATGATATCTTTGTATTCTTAGCGGAAACCGATGTTAAAGCTGGTAAAAACTTCGGTAATATCAATTCTGGCTACATCAATATCGTTAATAAAGATAATGATGAAGTCCTGAAGAAATATAATCTTTCTAATGGTCTTGGCAATGCAACCTCTATGCGCCTCGGCTCTGTAATGAAGAACGATGGTAACTGGATGTTTGTTCCATTGGGAGAAACTTTCAATCTCAACCCTAACCAGATGATTAGCCAGTATAATAGCTAATTAAAGTTGCATAAAGAAACCCATATCCCTTTCGAGGGATATGGGTTATTCTTATTTTTTTTTACTAGTTATTAACCAGTATAGGTGTTAATATTGCTAAAGTTATTTTCAGTAATGAAGTTATAAACTTTATCACTGATATAAGATTCAGCATACTGAGCCACCTGCTGACCAAAGTGCATTACACCAGAGAACGGCATTTCACCAGTAGCGAAGTCGTTAGTACCTTGCTCAAAGTTGAAGTGTTCCATGTTAATACGTTTTGGTTGCATATGAGTTACGAGAGTAGCGAACTCAATGTTTTTAGCATCGAAGTTGTTAGCATCTGGACGAGTAACAACATACAGACCTACACCAGTATGGTTAGCAGAGTGATACTCTAAACCGAACTGTTTAGGATAAGTAGCGATACCAGTATGCGGGTCACGAATACCGGAATACCACTCATTGTAAAAACGATCAAGCGGAGAACCACTATGAATCTGATAACGCAGGGTAAATTCAGTTGGTTTTGCACCAGTCTGTTTTGCGTAATGAGTTTCGTTAGCAGTAAAGCCACCACGAACACCTTCAGTTTCCATTTCAAGGTTAGACAAACCCTGGAAGGCTAAAAAGTTCTTTTGGGAAAGAGCTTTAAATTCTTCAGGATTAGACAACCAAGTGGGTACGGAAACCCATACCCAAAATGCAAAACCAGTAACATACGGGTCGTGACTAATTTGTCCAGTGTTAATAGCACCAGTAAAGAAGTTATCGCCCGTTGCACTAGTGTCATGACCAGTTAGACCAGAGTCATAAGTCAAGATATCTGAGTTAGCCATTTATTTATCCTTATTTATTAACAACTAGGTCAATGGCGATACGTTCGATCACACCAGTAAATACCAGTTCAACTTTAACACGAGCAAGGGATTGCTGCTTGTCATAGTCAGAAGCGTATACAGTACCGGAGATAGAAGAACATGCACGGTTAGCTACCCACTGCTGCAGATAGTTATTCAGGCTATAAGACATGCTATCATAAGTAGTATTATCTTGGAACTCCTGACGATAATCAGCCATCATTTTTTCAACTTCACGACGAATACGTAACAGTACACGAACGTTGTTGATATAGCTCAATGCAGAGCGAGAGGTCTGAGAAGTAATCTGAGTTGCGAAGCTAATTTTCTTAGGATCACGTTCGATATAGTTGACCTGAGCCAGATACAGTTTTTCTTTCCAAGGTTCGTTCGGATAGAAGTTAACATCCGTAAAACCAGAAATTACACCACGACGTGGGCCAACAAACGTCCACTGGATACCATTCTGATCATCGTTAGATGGAATCATGGAAGCCAGGAAGTAAGTTGAGGTAACTGTAATAGTTTCACCATTATATTCGTCATACACATTCATGTGCTGACCGAAGATAGAAGTGAAATAAGTACTCATACTGATATTACCAGTACGGTAATCAATAGTCTGTTGAGCATCACCTTGGAAGCCACAGTCAAGAATAGCGATACAGTCACCACGCTGTTCAGAGCACAGGTCGCTCATAGCGTTTTTAACGGCAACTTCGTTATTACCATCTAACAGAACATCGATTTCATACTGTTGTTTGTCCAGAATCTCTGGAGCCAGAACGCCGCTATAACCTTTCACAAGGAGAGCAGATTCTTCGTTACCGCCAGTCCAAGTACCTTCAGAACCTTTAGTCAGATACTGAATGTTGTTGAAGTTAGCAGCAGTTGCATCATATGCAGGGTCATCTGATTCTACTGAAGAGGCTTTCCATACTACATTAGCATGAATAGTTTCAGCAGGAGTAACAGCACGTTCCTGACCAAAGATGATATCCACTTTCTGAGGATCTTCGTCGGTAGAACCAACAACGAATTCAGAAACAGTTTCAAATGCTGAACGATTGTCCAGAATTTCTACATACTTACTATATTTGTTTACAATATTAGCATAGTAAATAGACTGACGAGATTTATCTTTTGCTTCTGGGTCGAAGGATACAATGTATGGGCCTTCAACAACTACGTCGGCACCAGTAGAATCTTTAACCGTTACAGACAGATTGTAAGTACGGAAATTATAGGTGTTGTCGTAATCAGAACGCAGAGATAAACGGAAGCCATAACCGTTATAGTTTTCACCACGACCTTTAGGGACAATGAAGCACAGAGGTACAGTACCTGCAGTACCACCACTCAGGATGGTTTTCATTGCATTCTTGGAAGCGGTATTAGAAGTCTGAGCAGTTGCAGTTACCAGAATAGACGCTTTAGTAGGTGTTTGACCAGTAGTAGCTGCAGTAGTTTTAATACTGATTAAGCTATTAGCGTACTTAGCATCATCCGGCATTACACGCAGTACATAAGCTGTACCACCTGATTGCAACCAGTTCAGGATGTTGTATGAAGTTTGACCATACTTGGAGAGATTCGGATTACCATACTTAAACAGAAATTCATCTGGTGTGGTAACGAATTCTACAGCATTATCCCGTCCAATAGCCGAATGGATAGCAGCATATAGTACAGTGTTACCTGCAGCGGTAGCATATACAGCTGAATTATCAACGATTCGGCTAGAGACGGAAGGATGTAAATAATCTGCCATCTTTTCTATTTCCTTTATAAAAGAAATACTACTTGAATGAAATACTATATACTAATATATTTCATATGAGTACATTCTATTTTTATGTTACTTAGAAACAGGATGGCTTTTATTATTTTTAATACTTGAGTACGGACTCGGTAGG